GTTAAGAACTTTCTTGATAATAACCCCGATGCTTATACACTCTATTTCGATACTGAGAGTGCTATATCTAAATCATTATTAGAGAGTCGTGGCATTGATATGAAACGGTTCGTGGTCATTAATGTAGTGACCATTGAGGAGTTTAGAACTAAGGCACTTAAGGCCGTAGATAAATATCTTCAAATGCCCATAGAGGATCGCAAACCGTGCATGTTTGTGCTAGATTCTCTAGGAATGCTCTCCACTGAAAAAGAAATCACGGATGCTTTGAATGATAAGCAAGTCCGAGATATGACCAAATCCCAATTGGTTAAGGGAGCATTTAGAATGTTAACTCTCAAACTCGGTCAAGCGAATGTCCCACTCATTGTCACAAATCACACGTATGATGTCATCGGAGCTTATGTTCCAACTAAAGAAATGGGAGGAGGTTCGGGACTTAAATACGCAGCGAGTACAATCATTTATCTCAGCCGTAAAAAAGAGAAGGATGGAAAAGAAGTCGTTGGAAACATTATCAAAGCAAAGACTGCTAAATCGCGGTTAAGTAAAGAGAATAAGGATGTAGAGATCCGTCTTTATTTTGATGAACGTGGTCTTGATAAGTACTATGGTCTTCTAGAATTAGGAGAGATTGGAGGACTGTGGAAGAACGTAGCAGGTAGGTATGAGATTAACGGTAAGAAATTATATGCCAAACAGATCTATGCTAACCCAGAAGAATACTTTACTCCAGAGGTGATGCAGGCTCTTGATGAGACTGCTCAGAAAGAGTTTAGTTATGGAACGTCTAGTTGATCTTATTAGAGTATATGATAACGACTTAGATGATTATACTTGTACACATTTAATAGAACACTTTGAGAGATCAAAGAAGAGACATAAGAAGGTAGCAAGGAATAGAACTCCTAATTTTACGGAGTATAATCTAAGTCGTAATGCATGGAGAAATAAAAGAACCAAAAAAGTTTATACGGATTTGATTAATAAGATTCATGCTCATGCTCAGGAGTATTTTAATTTTGTTAATCTTCATGTTGATTATTTGTTTCCTGATAATATATTCTATTCACGAACAGTCTTCCCTGGATACTATGGTATTGAAAGATTGAGGATAAAGAGGTATAATGTTGGAGTGAATGAGGCCTTCAACACTCATGTTGATTCTATGAATTTACTTAGTTGTCCTAGATTCGTATCTTTCTTGTGGTATCTGAACGATGTTGAGGAGGGTGGTCAAACTCTCTTTCATGGTAAAGAAGTTAAACCTAAGAAGGGTAGGTTAGTTATCTTTCCACCTCTTTGGTTGTTTCCTCATATGGGAACAGAACCTATTAGTAATACAAAATATATTATGAGTTCTTATTTGAGATACAATAGGTTTACAAATTCGATGTGGGAGAGGATAATATAGGTATGGAAAACGTTGAATTACTAATTCTAAGAAGTCTTTTATATAATGAGGAGTATCTTCGTAAGGTTATTCCTTTTGTAAAAGCAGAATACTTTGAAGATACTCGTCAGAAGATTATCTTTGAAGAGATCCTTAGTTTTGTTACTGAGTATAATCAGTTAGCAAGCAAGGAGATTCTTTGTATTGAGATAGAGAAGAGAACAGATATTAATGATTCTTCTTTTAAGGAGATAACTGATCTAGTGGGAACATTGGTAGATGATCCTGCAGATTTTGAATGGTTAGTTGATACCACAGAGAAGTGGTGTAGAGATCGTGCCATATATTTGGCATTGATGGAATCTATACAACTGGCTGATGGTAAGGATGAGAAGAAAGGAAGAGATGCGATTCCATCTATTCTTTCTGAAGCACTTGCAGTTTCATTTGACAATCACATAGGGCATGACTACTTACAAGACTACGAAGAGAGGTTCGATTCTTACCACAGGAAAGAGGACCGTATTGAATTCGATCTCGAATACCTCAATAAAATTACGAAAGGGGGTCTACCGAATAAGACTCTCAACATTGCTCTCGCTGGCACAGGTGTTGGAAAATCTTTATTCATGTGTCATGTGGCAAGCTCAACTTTGCTCCAGGGAAAGAACGTCCTCTACATCACTCTCGAAATGGCAGAGGAGAAGATTGCGGAGAGGATCGATGCTAATCTACTTAATGTCTCAATACAAGATATAATTGATCTTCCTAAACCTATGTTTGAGACTAAGGTTACTAACCTTGCTCAGAAGACACAAGGACAATTAATTATTAAAGAGTATCCTACTGCATCTGCACATTCAGGGCATTTTAAAGCATTATTAAATGAACTTGCATTGAAGAAGTCATTCAGACCAGATATAATATTCATAGATTACTTAAATATATGTGCATCATCTAGGTACCGTGGTAATTCAACAGTCAACTCCTACTCCTATATCAAAGCAATCGCAGAGGAATTACGGGGTCTCGCAGTTGAGGCGAACGTTCCGATTGTATCTGCCACTCAAACTACTCGTAGCGGGTACGGTAGTTCTGACGTTGAGCTTACTGACACCTCTGAATCTTTTGGACTCCCTGCTACTGCTGACCTTATGTTTGCCCTTATTTCTACAGAAGAGTTGGAAGGGTTGAATCAGATATTAGTTAAGCAATTAAAGAATAGATATAATGATCCTACAATGAATAAGAGATTTGTGGTAGGAATTGACCGTGCTAAGATGAGATTATATGATTGTGAACAAAGTGCTCAAGAAGATATACTTAACAATGGACAAGAGGAAGAATATGTACCAGAAGAAAAACCTTTAAAGAAATCATTCGATGGATTCAAGTTCTAATAATATTCTAGAGATAGATGATTTTCTATCAGTAGAAGATCGTAAGTGTCTGATGGATTATTATGATCGATCTTATAAACGTCGGTTAGCAAATCATTCTTTTTGGGATAATAGAGTACTTCAATCTCGTAGATTAACTAATCGTAAAGTAAGAAGGGTTATTGAAGCAATTCAACACAGAGTTGTTGTAGCTTGTTGTAAGTATTATGATGAGGAGTATGTTTATCCTGAGCATACAAATGTGGTAACATGGAGGGGTGGAATGGAATTAAAACCTCATGTAGATAATATGCATATCTATCATCCACATATGAAACATGATACTCCTCATAGAGATTATTCTTCTATCATATACTTGAATGATGATTATGAAGGTGGTTATACAATTTTTCCTGATCAGAATTATGATTCTATTCCAAAGGCAGGTAAACTTATAGTCTTTCCATCAGGTAGAAGTCATCCTCATGGAGTTACTGAGGTTACTTCTGGTGTAAGATATACTATGGCTATGTGGTTTACAAAGCAGAGGCAGCATTTATCTCATACTAACTATGTCAGGAACCCTTTTATCATACCTTTTATAGAGGGTGGAAGGGATTTCTATGTACTTAATAAAAGGTTATTGACAAAATTAAAAGATAGTATTATACTGAGAAGACGGTAACTAAAGAATCATGGCAGATCCATATCCAGCTCTTGGTAGTAATTATCGACCACCAATTGAAACTTACACAACTAATAGAGGACTTACATTAACTGCTGAAGAAGTAGTATTTTTGCAAGAAGTTTCTAAGCAAACCTTTCCACCATCTCTTGTAGAGAAGATTAATCGATTATGACCGTAGACACCGAAAAGTATCTTGAGTTTGTTGATGGAGTAACTAGTCCTGCAAGTAGTAATTTTGCAGATTTATTTACTCGTTTAACTGAACTTGAAGCAAGTGATGATGCTGATGTTCCTCATCTATTAACTGCTGCTCTTGGATTGACTGCTGAAGCAGGTGAGTTTACTGAGGTAGTAAAGAAGATTATCTTACAAGGTAAACCATATAATGAGGATAATGTTTTTCATATGAAGAGAGAACTTGGTGACATCTGTTGGTATATTGCACAAGCATGTATGGCACTTGATACGACTTTTGATGAAATTATTGAGATGAATGTAGAGAAGTTGCAAGCAAGATATCCTGGTGGATCATTTGATGTTCATAAATCTGAGAACCGTAAGGAGGGGGATCTATAAATATAAGGAGAAAAGGTTTTAGGATTTCCCAATGGGCTTAATGAAGGACTTAGACGGATTGAATGCAGCATATGCATCAATGCGAGAGAGTGATCAACCAATGCTGCTTACTAAGGCAGATAAGACTGGTAATACTCCTGCATGGAGGAACCGACATAAGACTAATGTGAAAACTGGGAAACCTCTTTATAAGATGGCAGATCATCTTAAGGATGAGTATGAGGCAGAACTTTGGAATACAGTTTCTCGTAATCTAACTGAACTTCATGAGTTGGGTGGTGTTAAATATAAAGTTATTCCTCTTGAGGAGAAGCAAAAAGATACTCCTGATCAGGTAAAAGCAGTTATTGCTTATGATAAGGCACGTAAGGGTACTGAAGATGCCGTCTATGATACTGAGCACGGTAAGAAGAAGCAGGCCAAGAAAGAACGTGACTATGCTAAGTGGCAACGTGATAAAGGTGCTGAAGATGCTCAGAAGTCAGGTCATCCTTGGGAACATGCTAAGGGATCTACCAGGGAGAAAGAAGGTAAGAAGAGTGAAAAACATGCTCACATCAAGGATGCATATAATCACATTTACCAGACAGTAGAATCATTAGATGTTGATGACAAGTCACTTAAAGGTGTAACTAAGAAAGAAGTTAAGAATCTGCAGAAGGCAGCTGAGACTGGTAAAGGTAAGTACGTTGCTAAGGCAGACAAACTTCAGGATCAGTACTCACCAGAGATTGCAAAACTGATTGACTCTGGTAGGTTCTCTGAAGAAGAAATTAAGGAAATTCTCTGGCATGAAGGTTACCAACGTAACCCAGAAGCAGGTGAAAGAAAGGAACGTGCATCAGCAAAAAAGCGTGAAGCAATTCCTGGACAAGCATCTCGTGGAATGCCACCAAGAGGAGACAAGAAGCGTGAAGAATTTGAGAAGTGGTATGCTGCTAACGTTCGATAGAAGTAGAAAACGTAACAAAGTAGCATAAATATCCCTAGTATGTTATAATGCGGGGAGAATTTATGCTACACATGCGCGAACAATTATTAGCAGCAATCAAGGCTCACGCTCAAGGAGAGATTGCAAAGCACAAGGTGAACGTTAATGTCTACTTGGAACACCCTGTAGGTATTGGCGAACATTCTGATGTCAGTGAAGCCATTCAGGTCGAACTTGATAAGATCGCACGTTATCATGATCAAATTGAGGTAATAGATAAGTACTTCAAGAGTTAGATCATGCCTTTTGATAGGGTAACGACTGGTACAACAAGAGTTGTAGAGTTTTTGGAAGGTCCATCGGAAGGTCCAAAAGCAGGGACTGGTGGTTTGTTCAAAAAACTAGGAGTAGATGGATATAATGAAGACAATGGTAACAAGTTTGTAAGAATTGACAACCCCAGACCAAAAGGAAATATTATTAAAATTGACTATCAACCT